AATCTTAAAATCATCTCTTACTGAACTGTAATCTATATCTATTGACCTAATCTTAGTAGATCCATCATATCCGGTATGACTGTGAGTGCTTAAATCTACTCCATCAATAGTAACATTAGGATCTACTGAAACATCGCCAGATATATTGCCACCTGTTTTAAGTAAATATTGAGGGTGATTATCTTCACCTAAATCATCCAATGAAGAGTGACTAGACTTTAACGACTCTGTTATAGAACTTCTATCTGCTACTGCGTATTGAGCTGCGGTTAGATATTCTTGATTGAATTCAGATGTAACTATTCTATTTTTAGATATAGCTTTAGCTGCTAATTGAGAAATATAAAGAACATATTTTCTTCTTTGTAATATTGATTGATATAATGCAGCTATTTTTTTTGTCATTATATTTCTTCTCTCAAGAAGATCTGTTAAAATAGATTTAAAGTTTCCTTCTATAGTGAGAACAGCAGTTATTGCTTCTTCAGCTAACTTTGGCATTTCTGACAACATGTTTGTTGTTCTAAAGTCTAGAGCTAGATCTCCGCCAACTTTTGTTTTAAACTTTATTGATGGTCCTAAAAACTTGCTATAAAATACGTTACAATCTTCTCCTAAATCTTTATTCAAAGAATCTATTTGATTATTAATTGATACTGTTTCTGAATTTACTCTGATCGAAAAAAATGCTTGAAATTGACCGGCTTGTTTTTTAGTGACTTTATCCACTTCGGATTCTGGGAGAAGGACGGGAGAGGCTGGGATCGCGTCTTCAAACCTCCTCTGATAATGGGTCGCCATTTTGAGCCAGTAGAGGTAGTACGTTGCGACCTGTTGCTGTGATTCATCTTCATAGTTGTCTCCAAAATCTGTCATTAATGATTTTTTAATACATTCAGCTTCATTGATAAGTGCTTTTGCTATTTTTCTAAAAGAATATATATGACCAAAAGTAGTTGAAGATATGAGTTGATCATATTCTTTCATAAACTTTCTACATCCTCTACAACCATGTTTTTCTGCGTATATATATTCTGCGTGTGAAATGAAATTAGGAAGAGTATCCTCACCTAAAGTCTGATCATTTATTTTAGATATCTCACTCCATACATGTCTGTGATATGTACTTAAAGCAGGAGTTGCATTAGGGTCTAAGTTAATTTCGTCTAATAAATTTTCTAGTTGATCTACAAAATATGCTAGATCATCACATGTATTTTTTGCTTGATCTTTTACAGCCTTTAGCGGTACGCTATAATACTGGTCCGTACCAGCAGCATAAGTCGTAACATTTGAATTAAGTTGAAACTTATTCTTACCTGCGTCTTTTGATTGATCGGCATAAGGCGATACTCCATTAAGCTGATAGTCGCCAAATATATCTGTTTCAACAGCTTGAATTTGATTAAGATTTTCAATAGCCATAATTACCCTTAGAACATCTTCCTAGTGTTTTGTCTAGATCCACTTTTTCTAGATCTTCCAGCTTTTAATCCCTGTGTTCTATTTGTGTCTAAGAAATGCTTTCCGTATCCAGATTCCTTCTCACTATCACTGTCTTCTTCGTTCTTTTGTTTTGGCATAAAGAATGTATTAGAAAATGTAGTTGTATTTGTTGCTGATTTGATTTTGCTGAATTCACCAAAGTTTTGAGTTATGGCAAGAAGAGCCAGCATTAAAGCATCGTGTGCATGATCTACTGCCGAACCACCTGCTTCAAAAACAGGTCTTCCAGACTGAGTGGTTCTAACGACTACGTATGATATTAATTGGGTATAAAGTTCTTCATCAAGAGAGGAGAATAATATCTGCTCTCTTTCAAGATACTGTCTAAGGTTGTCAACCATGTAAGGTTTAATTTCCTTTTTAGTAGGAAGCTTAGTATAAGGATCCCTAATCTCTATAGACTCACTAAACGCAACTCCTTTTACTCTTTCCCTAAGATTAGAAAGAGGATTCTCCATGCCGTACTTATGAAGTAGTTCTACTTGAACTTCACCATATCCTCTGTCAACATATATAAACTTTGGGTTGAAAGAATAATTTAGCTCTACAAGTCTATTAACGGCGTTGGTTAAAGTGTATTCAGACTTAGCAATCTCTTCTCTGTACACTACTCTGACCTTACCTCTAAATCTTTCGTCCTCATAGGCCTCTGAGCACGCTTCTAAGACGACTATATTTGTTCCGGCACCATACTTGTCCCAATCCACTCCAACGGAGTAGAAGCTTCTTGCAGACTGTATCTCTGGAACATAGTTCCACCCTGGTTCAACGAAAGCTCTGTCTACATATTTTCTAGGATATACACCCTCAGAGTCTTCACCCCAGTCGGCTTCAATTTCATGCCTATAACCAGATTCAGAATATTCTTCTCTAAATTCGTCTTCTTGATCTTTAGTAAAGTACGGGTTGCAATACGAAGGATACCAGAACTCTTTGAATCGTTCGTTTCTACACCAATCCCAAAATCTCTCTCTTCTACCAGTTGGAGTAGAAGCTCCAATAAGAACCTTATCTGGTTGGTCTTCTGCGGTCTTCTGCAACATGGCATATAATGCATCGAGGTCGTCTGGATTCATGTAATCCATTTCGTCCAAAACGATTAAGTGAGCTTCCTGACCACGAGCTACGTCAGACTTTCCGTCCAGATCTCATACCGGAAGTAAAGAATCGAATAGTTGATCCATTAGAGAACTGAATCATAAATTGAGGAGATGTTACTTTTCTAGTTATAGAATTAGTTACAATATCACTCTTAGAAGATAATCTTAATATTTCTTGATAGATTAATTCAACTTGAGTTTTCATTGGCGCAATAACCAATGAGCGACCATCGGTATGAGTGTAGCTGTAATGAAGCAAGTAGATAGCCATACTAAAGGTTTTACCTAAACGACGACCTGCTCTAAGTACTTTTCTTAGTCCTGGATCTCTTAATATTAGGGTTTGATAAACTCTAGTCTCAGCATTTAAAAAATGCTTTGCCCACCTACATGGATCTTTAGCTATGTGTATCTGTCTTTGTTGTTCGGCGGAGACACCAATGTCTAATAGTTCTCTATCTATTTCAAAAGGTTCATCAACTAACAGGGCAAGTTCTTTTATCGTTAAAGGTCGCTCTGTTACTGGAGTTCCGTCATTCCAAGCAAGGTGGCTTAACTTGTTTTCAAATACCCATTCAATTCTTTTTATCTGTTTAATTGTTTCAGGGTTTTGCTCTTGAATAATTTCAAGCAAATCTTCTCTTGAAAGATTCTCTAATTTTTCTCTAAACCTAGTAGTTGTATTTGACATATTTATCCAAAATGGGCGTGCATCATTGCACCCTCTGATCCTAAAAGTGACCTTGCGTTTAGTCTACTGTTCTGAATAGCAGATACACCTCTTGCCCTGGATGTAGCTGCTACTTCATTATCTTTATAGCCGTTACCGAATAATCCATTATTCATAGTTCCAGTCATAGACTTCATTCCATCTTTTGCAAAATTAATACCAGCTTTAACTCCGGCACCAGCTAGTTTAGCTAAATTATACGCCATATCTGCCGCAAATACAAGGTTCACTCCAGGAATAGCAGCTAATAATGCTTCGCCTCCAACTGCTAAGCCAACTCTTGCTCCTCCTTTTATACCTGCAGATTTTACGGCCTGTGCTGCACCTCTTGCTCCAAGGCTTTTTATTATACCTCTATCTATTATCTCAGTAGCCATTAATCCTGCTCTTGCCTCAACCATTTCGGGAGCAAGAGAGGAAGCTAAATGAGTACCAGCACTTACGCCCCTGCCAAGAGCTCTATTCATTAGCCCTGCATTTTCTCCTAAAGCCCCAGCTAAAGGCTTAATTATTTTTTCAGCCGCTTCTGTCATGGCAATATTTTCAACACCAAAAGCTACGGTTCTGCCAACTGTCCCATTCATCGTTCTCATTTCCATTCCACCACCGGAGGTCAAAAGATTTTGAGTAAATGATTTTGTATACTTTCCTGTCATTCCTTCAGTTGTGGCATAACGTCTCATACCATTTGTTACTGGTGCTGCGCCTTCCATACCCATTAAAGATCTATAGGCTCCAATTTGACCAGTGTTACTCGTTGCCATAGACCTTCCAACTGCAATTCTTTCCGCTGGAGTTGATCCACCCATTCCGATCAAATGACCAGTGTCTGCTCCCAGTCTAGCTGCACTTATAGAACCATTAGCTTTTATGACACTTCCCAAAGATGCATTGTTTTGAACCATGACTCTAGATAAACTTCTATTCATTGTTGCTAATTTACGGGGTGCCATCTTTTCAGCTCTTGCTACAGCACCAAGTCTACCTACCATTCCTCCATTGAAGTAATTAATAGGTTTTTCTCCAACAGGTGTTTTTAATGATCCACCTCCAGCAAATCTTTTTAAAGCCCTACCTCCGTTAACTATTGAGTTTCCAGTTGTAGACATCATTCCACCTTGAACAGGTGCATAAAAGTTAGAATGAGAACCAGCCCCAAATACCGTTGTACTGTGCATTCTACCTGAAAACATATGTGATGGATTCATATAGTTTGCCCTGAATCCACCAGCCATACCAGCTGTTCCACGGGTTCCTTCTGCTGCCCTAGCAAGCATTCTTTCGCCTCTTGATGTTTCTTTTCCAAACTTTGAACCAAAAGCAAAAGATCTATTCGAAAGATCAGTAGGTTTCATAGAGCCTGTATCTTTGTATATTCTAAACTTATCTCTACCTATAGCTTTTCCAAATTTTCCCCTACTTAAACGTGCGTCGTCATAAAAGCCTCCCTTAAGCATTGTTTGCTGGTATCTGTAGTTATTAAATCCAGCCATTTTTCCAGGGGTTGGAAACATGGACATAGCGTGCGCCATTGCACCACCAAACCCACCTATTTCTGCTGCTTCTTGAGCGGCTTGCATTTTTTGATTTTGGTCGCCTATCATACTATCCTCTTCTCAAGTTATGCATTCCGAGAACTATGTCTCCAGAACTATTCATTTGTTGAGATATCCTTCCAGAAGAATTTCGATAAGACTCTCTTATGTCTGATTGATCTGTTTCCGAAAAAGTCTGTAAAGTATTAGGATCTAATCTTCTACTTCCACCGTATGCAGTCTTGAGAGCTTTATCGCCTCTATTTTTTGCTGTTTTGACATACCCTGCTGTAGCTGCAGCACCACCCATTAATCCACCTATAGCTGTACCTTTTGCGCTTCTTGTAATTAATGCACCAAGTCCAGCTCCTATTGCTGCACCAGCTCCTACACCTGCTGCTGGATTCAATGGAATTGCATAGTCATCTGCGTACTGTGGGCTCAAGAACTTTGCTCCACTTGCGGCTCCACCAATCACCCCACCACCAAATATTAAAGGACTTAATTTTCCACCTGTAAATTCTTTGTCAGCGTCTGGGTTATCAAACGCAACATCCATTGCTGCGTCCATTGCTGGACGAGCTGCGACCTTATACATCCCTGCTGCTGCTGCGGTTCCAATTATTGCCTTTGCACC